ACTATATATGGTGTGTATTTGTAACATTTATTATTAAATTTATATATTTGTTTTTTGATCTTATGTGGATTAGGACCTTTGATGATTATACAATTTCTACCAACACAAACTTTTCTGAACAATGCTGATAATCCAAGACCCCAAATAATGGAAATTATTATATTCCCAGTATCAGAATTCAATGTGTCAATTAATTTGTTCATTAATAGATACAAAGAAAATAAACTAATTTCATTTTGAATTACTTTGTGAATGTTCATGAACATAATTACATGTTGTTTTGGTGTGATTTTTCCAAAAATGTAAATTTTGTTAAATTAACTAAATTTATTAGTTTACATTGAAACATGAAGAATATTGCCAAAATCACATGTTTTTGATTTTCAAGTCTTGTGATTTTTCAGTCCAAAAATAAATAATTTTTTTACAAATAATTGATTTAATTGATTCAGATGGGACATGACTCATTTAAGTAATTTTATGGTTAGTTTTTTTGTATGGTTTATTTTGATTGAACTTTTTTTCTAAAAAGTTTATATGAAATTAGAAAATTGGAAATATTTTTTAAAAGAAAATAAATATGTTTTTATGATTTTCACAGCTAATTGGTGTGGTCCATGTAAAAGAATCAAACCAATCATAGACAAAAAAAAAAATGATAAATCAATTATTCAAAATAAAATAAAATTTATTTTCATTGATATTGATGAAAATGAAAATTTGGCCATTTATTATAAAGTAAGGGCACTTCCAACCATAATTATTTTTAACAAAGAAAAAAACATTGGAAAACTAATGATGGAAAATAACATTGAAAAAATTATTAATAAATATATCAATTGTTTTACAAATGAAGTTACTAAATCAAATGTTCGATTAGAAAATGTCATAAAATAGAATAATGTGACGAATAATTTTTAGTGTGGATCATATTGGGTTTGATATTTGATTCATAAATCGGAAAAGAAGTATTGTCTATTTCTGAATTGTTCCATTTATTTTTCAAAAATTTATTGATTTCTTTTAAATGTTGATAAAAAAGATTATACAATTCTTTTACAGATTTGTTCAATTTATTTAATTTTAAATTTTTATTTTGTTTGTTGGTTTCATTTTCATCATAAAATGTTTTAGGACCGATCCCTACACTGATGGAAGATAATGCATTCAAAGATTTGCTCATTTCATCTTCTAAAATATCATGATAGTTTTTTGGAAATTTAACACCTTTAAGAATATTATTTTTGATTTTAATGAAATTATCATAATGTTTCATAGATTTATTGAAAGAATATTTATTTAAATTTCTAATATCCAATATATCTGAATATAATAAAACTCCTCCAATATCTTTATATATATGGTATAGATTAGGTTCTTTAATAATATCTAATTTTTCTTGGATTTCATTACCTGTATTTTTTTTTTTTTTTATTTTAAAAATGAACAAAAGATATAAAACTGTCCCTGTCATAAAAAATCTAACAATTGTATTGAGAGTTATTATTGGAATAAATGACTTTTCCAAAAACCAATTAATCAAAAGAAATAAAAATATATATTTCAAATAATCCAACCCAAAAAAATAATATTTCAAATCAAATAAATTCATTATAATTAACAGTATTATTTTTGATTGTGGAAAAATAATTTATACTATTTGACTTTCATTGATTAATGACAAATCTTTTTCTTGAGTTTCTATTTCTAATTCTATGGTATGTTGTAAATTTCTATTTATTAGTGTTCCGATAGGATATGAGTATATATCAAATAATGTTTTAAGATCTTTTTTAAATGACCAATCTTCATATGTTGTACTGGAACTCGGCTCATTTTCTCCATTAATACGAATAAATTGATAATTAGAATTTGATTTAACATTTCCTCTAAAATCAACATTATTTGGACAAGCTATCTTAATCACATTGTAATAATTATTGTTTATTTGTGAACTTAAACTACCTGGTGGAAAAGAAGTTATTTTGGCAGATACCATTAAATCTGGATGAAATGAAATATATGTGTTGCTGTTACTACCAGACACTCCATCATCTTCATCTGTTTTAATTAAATTTGGTGGATAATTAGTCATTCCACCTTGTACAGTTAAAGATGTTATTTTAACCCAAAATTCATTAACGAAATATTCAACTATTTTAGCACTGTAATATGATTTATGAGAATTATTCACACAATCTACAAAATTTTGGACAAATTCTGTTAAATTATTCCCTTTTCTAAATTTTCTGTAAGATCCCAGATTAGAAGATTGTCCATCATCATTTTCGTCTACCATTTGGTATTTTGAATCATTAATCAAAATGTACCCATCCGTGTACAAAAATCCAGTAAATTTGATATATATTTTTTCTCTTGTTTCACCATCATCAACATATGAATCGATCAAAAGATGTTCTTCTGTATTGAACCAATCTTGTAATTTTTCGATATCGGCATGACCATAATCACTCAAAGTTATATCTCCATTGTCTGTCCCTTCTTTGAATAAATCTGTCAAATTTAAATTATGAATTAAAATGGTATCATGTTTCATTAAATTATCTATCTTAACTCCCAAATGAGTATCATTGTCATTGACGGATGGTTCTATTTTTAACAAGAAATAATATTTTCTATATGAAAAATTAAAAGCATTATGTATTGGATTTACTGAATCATCTATTGTTCTTGAATTCATAACAATAGATTTTCTATTGATTTTTTCAAGTTCATAATATATGTCTATCTTCATAATTTTGATATCATCCATATTAGCATTATAAATTTTACCATATGGATTTAACACTGTTACAGTGAGTTTATTTAAACTTGACAAATTGTTAATATCAAAATGTTTTTTATGATTGTCTAAGTTTGAATACATAATTTTGTCTCTTAATATGTGTTGACCATTTATTTTTTCAGACTTGAAAAAAGATGTGGGATATAATCTTGTAAAATGATTATTTTTAAATTTAGTTACGTTCAGAATATTTTCAGGTTTTTTTGATTTTTCTCTGGTTTTTGTATCTTTATAAAAGTTATAGTCCAAATAATTTTCATTTTGAATAATATTATTATTTGATATTTCATCTATTCCAACTGAAATGAATGGTTGTACTCTTGAACCTAAAGAATTTATGCCCATTTCTGGATTATCAACCTCATTAGTTGGTAATATTATTCTTAGTATTTTAACACCAGACACATTTTTAAAAATTTTATTTACTTTGATACCAAAAGGATTTAACATATCATTAGTAAAATTAATTTGATAATGATATCTAAAATTATTAGAATTTAATACTAAATTTTTAGATATTAGATTATTATTTGAATCATAATTTTTAACCCAATTACCACCCCAATTTTTTAAATGACTATGAATAGAAATTATGAATTTTTGTGTTTTATATGTGTTTTTTTTAATAGGAAAAACTGGATATTTTGTTATATTATTCAGGATTTTAGATTTATTTTCATATGATTTATTTAATTTAGATTTATCTAATTCATTTGAAATATTTTGATATAGTAATTTAGGATCATTGGGAATTTTCTTAAATAAATTATTTTCTTGAATATTTCTTTTTTCCACAACAGATAATTTATTTTTATTGTTTTCACTAAAATTCATTTGGATATTATTTTTTTGGTTATTTTTTTTCTTTTTATCTTGTTTATTTTCATTGATTTTATTTTGTTTGTTTGAATAATTTGTTATAAATTTAATCATTACTTTTCTATTCAAATTTTTTATTTTATCTATGTCAGATAAAGAATAATTCATTTTAGTTGAATCATTGTTGTATATTTGGTCCATATCCATTTTAAGTTCATTTCGTAAAATATGTGTTTTCCCAAATTTATTTTTGATGTTTTTTTCTATTATTTTGTACAAAATATTAAAATTTTCATTGGAATAAAAAAATTTATCCATGTTACATTAACAAATAATAAAAAATTATTGTGTTTACGGACAAAGTAAATAGGTTTTAAGTTGTGACATGTCAAAAACAAGTAAGCAAGAATATGGGATACATTTTCCAAAAACAAATTTATTGTAATTCAATGCCACATTCCATCATCATATCAAGATTACTATCATTTCCATATCACTATCCATGTCACTATCCGTGTTCCTATCGAATTTGTCATATTGGTGAATTTATTCCTTTTATGTTTGGCAAAATACATGTTTTTATTTTTTATGAAACACAACAAAAATATTGAAATAAATATTGGAATATTACTGAACAATTTATGTAAAATTCACTGTTTTAATGTTTTTTATGATTTATGGTATTATTTTTGATTTGTGACCATAAAACCTAAATAATTTTTGACAAATATAAATTAAAACCAAGTGATTCCATCAAAAGATAAAGCTGTACTGTTAACAAGTGATTTTTGATGAAACTGATTTTGTAAATTTTCGTTCATATCAATTCTATTTTTGATGAAACCATTTTTATTTATGGTAGTTCTAGTTTTGCTATGTTTTTTGCCACTTATATTGGTGGGTCGTGGATCATTCCCGCTAATGCTACTGGTACTCCTGTTACTGGTGGGTCATGGAACAAACTTAATTTTTTTGGTGCTCCTGGTACTCCTGTTACTGGTGGGTCATGGAACAAACTTGATTTTTTTGGTGCTCCTGGTTCTATTTCTGTTCCTGGTATAAATCCTAGTTCCACTCCTGGAAACTTTTTTCCCCCTGGTGCTGGTTCAAGTGCTGGTGTTGTTTTTTGAAACACCCCTGGTCCTCCTGGTCCTCCCAATACTTTTTCTATCGCTACTTTTGGTACTTCTGGTGCTCCTGGTGGAACTGGTGGAACTGGGAATAATCCTCCTCCTGGTGGAACTGGTGGAACTGGTGGAACTGGGAATAATCCTCCTCCTGGTGGAACTGGTGGAACTGGTGGAACTGGTGGAACTGGTGGATCTGGGAATAATCCTCCTCCTGGAACTGGGAATAATCCTCCTCCTGGAACTGGTGGATCTGGTCTATTAAAAAAATGGATGAATTTTTGTTTTATTTTTCCATTGTGAAATAAATCAATTAATCTTACGTTGTCGATTTGGAATGGATATGTTTCATTTAGTTCTCTCAATGGAACAATAATTTTTTTTGCCAAATTCCAATTATTAAATATGCTTGGTTTTAAAGATAATAAACAACCTATTAAAATATTATTTAATCTTTCAGATAATAATTTTGCTCCGAAACTTGAATTCCATATTGTTCCTTGGCTAATCTCGATAGAAGATTCTCGAGTGAAACATTCTATCAAATAACGGTACAACCAACTATATTCTATTCTTATCATTCTTTTCATGTTTTCATAATCCCTGATTGTGTAAAAATGATTAATGACAGCAAACCATATGATTGCCATCATAAAAGTTCCTGTTCTTCCCCATCCAGCCAAACAATGAATTAAAATATTTCCTTTGTTTGTACTTTTGATTTTTTTGACAATATTAATTAATTTCATTATTTGTTTATAAGTTGCTGCGTTTCTATCCTCAACAAATATTTTATGAAATGTTATTTTTTTATTGGCTTTTTGATCACCTAATTTTTTGGCCAATTCAACTGTTAAATTAAAAGCATTTGTTTCATTAAGTGATACGGGTTCTTGTGTGATATAATGAGTAATTCCTTTAGCTAATATCAATTCTCTCATAGTTTGAACACATTTTGTGATTTTTGTTCCTTCATTACAAAACAATTGAATTCCATAAAGTCTTTCATTTCCAGGTAATTGGAAATTCCTGTGATACCATATTTTAGGCAATAAAAGTGGAGTCAATTTGGTCCAATCATCCATAGGATAATTCATTTTTGATAAAAATTTTGACAATAAATTTTTTTCTTGATGAAACATGTACACAAAATTTTCTATTTTTAACAAAAGATAATAATAGAAATTTGGATGTGATTCAATTTGATTTTTTTGTTTTATTTTTGATTCAAGTAATATGTACATGAATTTTAAAATTTGACTAAATTTACGTCTGTGCCAAAAAAACATCAAACAATCAATATTTTCAAATATAAAATCAAAATAATCATTTGTATCAAAATACAAATTTTCTCGTGTATCAAACTTAGTGTAAAATTTCGTTAATTCGTCAGCATTTCTGGGTAAACATTTTTGTTTTTTAAATTTTCTGACCTGTTTTTTGAATTTTTTAGCCCACATGTTTTTTTTGAAAAATGATTCCAAATCATCAAGTGCTTTGGATATATCAATAAAAAAATCAATCTTGGGATTTTGATTTTTGACGAACCATTTTTCATAAGAAGGAAATTTATTTGGTTTCCCATATTTTTTATTTTTTAAACCAATCTTATTGTTTCTGTTCTTGTCAATTTTGGTGAATTCATAATCTGTTTGGGGTTGTTTCAAATGTGGGAAAAAATCATTTATTTTATCATTATATTCTTTTTTTGATATATTTTTGTTTTTGTCAACATCAAAATATCTATGATAAATATCACTTATATTTTTGTTTGGTTGTCCTGCTTGAAACATTTATTAATAACACAGATAATATTAGCGAATTAAAAAACATTGTATAGTAATATGAATGAACAAACGGGTGGAGATTTATGTTTTTTGTACAAATTCAAATCTAAAAGAAATTTTTTAAATGCTTTGTCAGGTGGCATATTTGGAAAACCATTTGAAGATGAAACTCAAGAAATTATTGAAAATAACATTAAAAATCATATCAGAGAAATGGACGAAACATTAATTGTCATAAACAATTGTGATTTTTGTTCAATGAGTGTTAAAAAATACAAAAAATATTATGGAAATATCAAAAAAATCATACAAAATTACAATGGAGAAAAAAGAGATAAAAATATCATTGAACAATGTTTACGGGACAGTTTTTGTTTTTCCAAAGATAATTGTTTAATTTTTGATAGAATTTACATTCATCCATCATGTTTCACAAGAAAAAAAAGGAAATTAAGAAATATAATAAATAATTTGCTTTTGACTTTGAAAATCGATGAAAAACTTTTGGAAAAAAAATTCCAGACAAAAGAACAAATTATCAATATAATTTCAAATGTTTCGAAATCAAATCTTTATGAATTATTGTACAAAACAACAGACGAAATAATTTTGAGGATTTGGAATAGCTACATTGATAATGTGAATTTTAGAATTGATGGTATTACATTGTTTCATGAATATTGGAATCAATTAACAGAAGAAGATTTAGGAATAGTTACAGATGAAGGTTTACTACGAGTGGAATATCCAAATTTTGAGATCAGATTTGATTTTGATCCAAAAGATTTGAACTTATTGAAAGAAAAAATTCCCTTTTTAAAAGATTTTTTTCTAAAACTTAACAATCCTGTTTTTGATTTGGCAAAAAAATTTGGAGAAACTTTGGAATTTTGTGATGTTGCTGAATATGAAAAACATGCGGGTATTATAATTTGGTCCATAAATAAAAAAACTTCAGGAGTTGTTCCTTCAGATTCAATCAGAGGTGTTAAAATTGAAACATCATTTAAATGTCCTTTGGTTATTTTACTTCCCAGTAATATGTTGGATGATGTTTATAATGATGGAATAGGACAAATTCATGGAAAATTATTCAGATATGTGTTCAAATGTGAACCGCCCGAAACTTTAAATGCCACAGCTTTTGGAATTAATCCAGATAAAGATAGAAATGGACTATTTTCTTTTAGGTCAATGAGCATGAATGGTGGTAAAAATTGTGGAAAAAAATATAAAACCCCTCAAAAAAGACTTGTTTCAATGATTGAGAGAATCATTGTTCTTCAGGCAACTTATTGCGTGATTAACAACAAAACAAAACAAGATATAAATCGTGACAAATGGGAAAGAAACCAACCTATTGATGAATTGGTTAGTTGTTCATTTGAAGATTTGGACATAGATTTGGCCAATGGAAAAAAAATATATCCTGAATATCTTGTGAGTATTCCTGCTTTACAATTAGGAGATCTATATGATAAAGAATTTTCCTCGTACAATCGGCATAAAACTGGAAATTATCTTTTGAGTTAAAATTTGACTCATCACAAATAAATGTTAAATTGTAAAATGATCAAAAAATCAAAAATAATTTATAATGATTTGATCAATTTGAGATTTAACATAGATCAAAAAAACAAAAATTTCACACAAAAAAACTCCAAAATCCATGAACGTGGTATCATAAATTATTTAATAAAAAAATGGAATTTTAAAGAAATTTCAAATAAATTTCCAAAGCTTAAAAACATAAAAAAACATGTTAAAAATCATGAAACATTTTGTGAAAATTCTATTAAATTACCAAATGATATTTATGTTATATGGAAATTAAGAGGTTCACAAAATCATCCTGATATCATATTACTAAATGTTAAAAACAATAGAATAAACATTTTTCCAATCGAGTGTAAATTGTCATCTGGTAAAATTATGTGGAATGACAATATTCCTGTTCATAACCATTATTTCTATCATATTGTTAATGTAAATACAAAAAAAACTGCTTTATTTCCGAGTGGTGATGAATATATAATTAGTCATGAAGTTAAGGAATGTTACAAAAATTACAAAAAAGAAATTATAGAGCTAAAGAACAAATATCAAAATATATTTACAATGATGGAAACATCCAAAGATAATAATGGAAATTTAATTAATCCACAAGGTTATTCTGTTTATCCGAGAGTAAATTATTGTCAAAAAATAAAAAAAAAATTACAACATGATTTTACTGAATATCCATGTTTAATTAAAATGGAATGGAGAAAGAAATTTGTTAGTTGCTTCGATTCATTTATGTTTGATTTTTAAAAATTGAAAAATACCACTTAAAGATGAGCCAACATAAATGTATTGATAGTTAAATTTAATTTTAAAAAAATAGAATTTTAACTATTTTAGTTATCATGGGTGGTGGAACAGCATTTCCTATTTGTTTTATAGCATCTTTTCTTTTTACACCACTAAAATCATATTCTTTTGGAAAACCTTGGATTTGTTTTGCTTCATCTATCCTTTAATGAAACTATGGTGTATATTTCACCATGGTTTCAATAAATATTTGTTGAAAAATATATTTGTTTAGGCTTCTTGTATTGTCATAAATTAAAACAAAAAACATTTTAATAAATATGTTCAGTCCATTAAAGGATAGTATATGTTCTTAAAAAATTCCCTGCTTTATTTTCAATGGGAACAAATAATCTTGGCATTGTATCATATCTTGCTGTTATTGTTATAGTATAATCATTTTTATCTATTACACAAGAATACGTTGAAAAATATCTTTTTCTAAATGATATTCCATGAATCACTTCTTTTCCTTTTTTATCAATCATTTTGGTAAATTTAGAACATTTTATCAGATTGGTTGCGGGTTTTCCAAAAGGCAAATCTTTATTTTTTGAATCTATCCTTTGATGGACTATGGTAAATATTTACACCATGATTTATTCAAGGATACCAATTAGAAAGAAGAATTGAATTTCCGGCTGAAGATTTGTTGAAACATCAAAAAGTAATCTTAATTTTGAGAATTTTGACATGAATAATTTCGACGAACCTGAAAAAGTAATTGGATCAGTGTAAAGAATTTCCGATCGAAAAAAAATGTAAAAATATCATGTGAGATACATCACTCAAATATTTTGGTATTTCGTTGTTTTTCCTGATGAATCGTTGGTGTTTTGACAATTCATTTCAAATCGTGTTCCGATATTTTCATAAATTATATTTCAAAACAGTCAAAACAGTTAAAAACAACATAAAATTCATAACAAATGGCAAAAGCAATATAACAAATTCAATTAAAATATTTTAGTATTGTATAATGTCAACAATTATTGATCCGTTTAATAATATCAAATTTTCTATATTTACACAAAAAGGCAAAAAAATTCTTAAAAAATTTATAAAAAAATATTTGTGTTATGGCGGAAATATCATAACAATCAATATAAATATGATAGAACCAAAAATAAGACTAGTTTTGACAAGTGATACAAATGAAACAATTTCAGAGCTTCTTGATAAATTTATTTCAATGCGGAGAATAAAAAAAGATTCGTACAGATTAATATTCAAGGGAAAAGAACTCAAACATGACAAAACATTGAAACACTATAAAATCACGAATAACAATAATTTGTACCTGATAAAAAAAATCAAAAGCAGTCATGACATATATGACTATGATCATTATGGTGCCGAAAGTGCTGTCGGTCCTATTGCTCGTTATGGTGCCGATAGTGCTGGTGGTGCTGGTGGTGCCGATAGTGCTGGTGGTGCTGGTGGTGCTGGTGGTGCTGGTGGTGCTGG